TATTATTAGCAGGTTCTGATGCTTATGCTTATAATTATGTAAATGGTGCTATGATTTTTGGGACTAATGCTACCGAAAGAATGCGCATAACCTCCTCTGGTGATGTCAATATTGGTTCAACTCCATCAACTGGGTATAAATTCAACGTTAGAAACGCATCAGGTAATTACATAAGTTTTTGGTCTCCTACTATTGGGGGTGTAGCAACAAATGGATTTCTAAGCCATAATGGAGGTGGATTTAACTCACAAGTTTCAATGGGTTATAACGCAACCGTTCACGTTTTCAACGGGGAGGTAACTGGTGGTGGAACAATGCAGGTTGCAGGAGATGTAAACATTAGTGGTGCATTTAAAATAAACGGAACTGCCATTGGTACTGGTGGAGGCGGTGTTTCAGGTAGCGGTACTACAAATTACTTGGCAAAATGGACATCAGGTACTTCTTTAAGTAACTCAAATATTTTAGATAGTGGTAGTGTAATTTATATGTACACCAATACAAGCGCAAGTAATGTTCAGTTCTACTATGAATCAAGTACTTGGGGAACTGGTACAAATCACTTTCGTTCATCGGTATTCCCATTAGCATTAGATGGAAGTACTATTTATTTTTCAAATGGCGGAACTCAAAGAATGTATCTAAATAGTTCGGGTTCAAGATTATTTACTGGGAATGGCAACTTAGATACCATAGGTTCAACTGCAAGCGGTGGTGTTTCAATTGTTAGGTTTGATTCCACTACTGGTATCGGTTATGATGCTGAAACTATTCATGTATTTTATACTGCTGGAACAGAGATTGCACGATTTAATACTGGTGGAGAATTTCTGTTGGGGACTACAACTGATAATGGTGCTTATAGATTACAAGTAAACTCACAAATTTGGGCTACTAATGCTACCATTGCTACATCAGATGTTAGATTAAAAGATAACATTCAGGATATTAGTAATGCCTTGTCAGTTATCATGGGATTAAAGCCAAGAACCTTTACTTACAAGCAAGATAAAGGTTATAACTTTGGTAAATTCACTAATACTGGATTTATTGCCCAAGAGATAAAGGAATCCATGACTGGCCTAAATTACCTTGATTCAATTGTACTTGAATGTGGTAATTACTATGGTGTTGCTTATGAGAAGTTTATCCCTATTTTAACTAAGGGTATTCAAGAGCAACAAGTAATGATAGAACAACTTAAAGAAGAAATTAAGCAACTAAAAGGAGTAAATTAATTTATATTCTTATATTTGTCTAAACAATCTTTAATTTCAAACATGACACAAGTAAAGAAGACCTATGGAGAAATGCTTGGATTAGTACAAGCGTTAAACATTAGTTTAAGAAATGGTGCTAACACAATCGGTGAGAAGAAGTTACAAAAGATAGCCGAGTTAGTTAAGAAGTACATCGATGAGTACAACGAGAAGTTAGAAGATATACGATTGGATAACGCCTCGGTTGATGACAAAGGTAACTTGGTTTTAGATGATAAGGGTGGTTATGCTTACACCAAGGATGCTACCAAGAAACTAAAGTCAGAAGTTGTTAAATTGATTGATAGTGAGTTTGATTTTGAGTTAGTACAAATTTACCGACCATCAGGACTAGAGAAATACGTTTTCTTAAAGGACTTTGTGGAAGGTATGGAGTTTGAAGAAGTAGAACAAGACGAAGAAGAAATACAATTGTAATGAATACATTTAACTGGACAATAGCACAACTAGATTGTATCCCTGAATTAGATGGGGTACAAGACTATGTTGTTACGGTACATTGGAGATATGGTATTACTAATGGAACATACTCTACGGACATTTATGGTGCGCAAGGGTTTCCTCAGTCTCCAGAATCGGAGAATTTTATTCCTTTTGCAGAATTAACTGAGGCTGATGTTATTGGGTGGTTAGAGAACTCACTAGATGTTCCTTCTATGCAAACAAACCTCACTACTGCATTGGATAATATCATTAATCCTCCTATTGTTTCACCTCCTTTGCCTTGGTTGTAATATGGAATACAATGAGATTGTAATACCTTCTGTTACTGGTGTTATTACTGCATTTATTGGTTGGGTTGCTGGTAAAAGAAAAGAGGATGCTGAGTTAAAGGCATCTGACCTAGATAATGTAGATAAAGCAGTACAGATTTGGCAAGACTTGGCAGAAAAGATGAGTAACAAGGTTGATGCCTTGTCATCTCAGGTGGAGGCATTACAAAAGGAGAACTTGGAACTAAGGAACATCATTGCTGACTTAAAGCAAAAACTTGACAAGTTTGATGAAAATAACCAAGTGCAATAGCAAAGGTAAAGCGATTATTAAGAAATACGAGGGATTTAGAAGTAAGCCTTATTTATGCCCTGCGAAAGTACCCACCATAGGTTATGGAAGTACTTACTACGAGAATGGCGTTAAAGTTAAACTTACTGACCCTCCTATCACCGAAGAAAGGGCATCTGATTTATTGGATGCTCTTTTATTGCATTATGAGCAAGGGGTAGATTCTTATTGTCGTGATGACATTAACGAGAATCAGTTTAGTGCCTTAGTATCATTTGCTTATAACGTTGGACTAGGTAACTTAAAGTCCAGTATATTATTAAAGAAACTCAACAAGAACCCCAACGACCCTACAATAAAAGATGAATTTTTAAAGTGGAATAAGGGAGGAGGCAAGGTTCTTACAGGATTAACCAAACGAAGAACCGATGAAGCACAACTTTATTTTACTGTTTAGCCTGCTATTATTTGCGTGTAAGCCACAAAAATCTATCGTAGAGTATAAAGAGGTCATTAAAACAGATACGCTCGTTAAAACGCAAATAAACACTATCTACAAGGGTGTTACAGACACATTGATTATTGATAATCCTTGTGATTCTTCTGGCATATTAACTAATTTTTATTCTAAAATCGTTTCACCAAATGCAACTATCAAAATCGAGGTCGTAATAATAAAATTAAGGTATCTGCAAAAGTTCTTGATGCTGAAACAAATATTACGGATACCAAGCAATACTCAACTACCAAAAGTGTTGATTCCTTACAAAAGGAAGTAATTAAATATCGCATACCATCTTGGATTATATACGTTCTACTCATTGAAACATTTATACTGTTAATCATAATATTTCGCAAAGTAAACCTATTTTAAATGAGAGTTGTAGATACCGTAGATGAGGTTTTGAACCTCGTACAAGAGAAGTTATTTAATGTCAAGGAGGCATCTAGGATAGTTGCTGATAAGTATGGATTAAACTACGAATCTGTACGTAGAGAGGCTACCAGACAAAGACATAAAAAAGAACATAGAGAACTAACCAGATATTGCGAGGAAAACGGATTACCAATAGAACGAGTAAGGAATTATTGGTACAAGTCCAAAATGTTCTCCATAAACATAAACGCTAGACAAGAACCAAAAAGTTATGAAGACCTTCGTGATGAGATTGTACAGGCTATGGATGAGCACAGTCCGAATTACCCTACAATTGAGCGAAAGCATACACCAGACCCTCATTTACTTGTCTTAGACCCTGCGGATATACACATGGGTAAACTAGCAAGTGCATTTGAAACTGGTGATGAATACAACATAGAGATTGCTAAGAATCGTGTCATGGAAGGTGTCTATGGCATCTTAGATAAAACCTCTGGATTTAACATTGACAAAATATTGTTTGTTATTGGTAACGATATTTTACACATAGATACTCCTAAGAGAACTACCACAAGCGGTACACCTCAGGATACCGATGGTATGTGGTATGACAACTTCTTAGAGGCTAAGAGATTATACGTTAAAGTTATTGAGGTATTAATGGGTGTGGCTGATGTCCATGTAGTATTCAATCCTTCTAATCATGATTATACCAATGGTTTCTTCTTGGCAGATGCAATTCAATCTTGGTTTAGGTTATCGCAAAACATAACCTTTGATTGCTCTATTAGCAACAGGAAATACTACCTGTATGGTACTAATCTAATTGGTACAACCCATGGTGATGGTGCTAAACAGAATGACCTAGGTTTACTCATGGCGCATGAGGCTAGTAACTACTGGGCATTGGCCAAACACAGGTATTTTTACACTCACCATGTACATCATAAGACAAGTAAAGATTACATTGGTTTGACCGTAGAATCATTGCGTAGCCCATCAGGTACTGATAGTTGGGCGCATCGTAATGGTTATGTTGGTGCAGTAAAGGCAGTAGAAGGATTTTTACATCATAAAGAATTTGGACAAGTAGCCCGAATTACCCATAT